TTATAGAAATTCCAACGCATGTCGTTTTTGGACTTGTTGTATTCCCCAAAATCATCATATAAGGTGGATGATGTTTCTATCATATCAGAGAGATCGTCTATCTCATGTCGGAGAAGCACAGAACGGAAGTTTTTATTTTTTATATCTTTCAATGCTTCCATAAGAAGAGTGAAAGTCTTACTTCCTCCACGACATCCCCCACAGATGGTAATATCGGCTGGAGTGGAAAGCATGTTTTCCTGCCCTCCACCTTGTGCGATTATCTTATTCGGATTAGGAATTTTCCTATCCGCATCCCTTAACATTTGGATATACTCATAATCAAGCACCAAGTTGTCATTAACCGTTTTTATTCCACTATATTTCTCCATAAAAAAGAAAACCGATCCTCACAATGTACAAGTGAAGACCGGCCTATAAGCTCTGATTCCAATATTACAGTACAAAAATACGTATAAAGAGTATTATTTTCTACATTTTAATAGAAAATAATATTAAAAATGTTTTGAAATAAGAAATCCAGTACATATATTTGCAACGAAAACATGGAGTATGATAAAAGTTAGTGCGGATAAAGATGCAGATCAAAGGGAAATATGCAACAAGATAGTTTTATGTCCGATATGCGGTCAGAAACTAACTGATATTAGCTATGTCAATGGTGTTGTTATATTGAGAGTGAAGTGTCGTAGATGCAAGAACTATATAAATGTGGATATTACAGGTACAAAGTAGTTTTCAGGATAATATCGCGGAGTGGAGCAGATGGTAGCTCATTGGGGTCATAGCCCAAAGGTCATTCGTTCGAGTCGGATCTCCGCTACAATGGATGGGATTGCCACATTGTTTCTCCCTTCGATGTGGTGTATGGGGATAAAGGGAGAATATGGAAAGATGGCAGACATGGTGTATGCACCGGACTGAAAATCCGGGTAAGGTGATTCGATTTCATCTCTTTCCACCACTAAATAAGATATAAGGCCAAAGAGTCAGATTGATGCAAAAAGCATTATCTGACTCTTTTTTTATTCAACATAAACACAAAATAAATGCGATGGAACAAGAAAAAATCTTATCCACATTAAGCGAGAAACTTGGAGAAACCAGTTTTTCACCGCAGACATTACAGAAGTATGTAGAACTTAATCCCGTGGCCGAAGGTTCGGAGCCTGACGAGGCTTATTGGAACAAGGCTGTGGATTTTCTGAAAGGGATGCAAGGACAGTACAACCATGATGTCGCAACCAAAGTTGAGGACTTTAAGAAAAACTATAAGCCCCAACCGACCCCCCCGACACCTCCAACTCCCCCGACACCACCGAAAAACGATGATGAACTGGAAAAAAAACTGAAAGAACTGGAAGCACGTTTAGACGCGGAAGACAGCAAAAAGGTTCAAGCTGATCTGTTGAAGAAGGTTACGGCTGCAATGAAGACCAAACAAGCGAATGATGATTACGTATTGGGCAAGACTTTACAGGGGGTAACTTTCGATACCAAGAAAACTGTGGATGAACTGGTTACTGAATTCCTGCCGAAATATGATGCAGAATATAAGGCATGTAGGGGGTATGGCACTGCCCCAAGAACTTCTGACGGTTCAGGTGGAACACAACACAATGCGGCTAGCAGATACTTTGAGCGTAAAGGCAAGAAGGAAGGCTGGAAAAAGAATTGAAATTATTAACTCTAAAACAGTAAATGTATGGGAACAATGGGTAACACGTTTGATGTGAATACCGTAAAATACGGACATGCCCGAAAAGTGTGGCGTGAAATCCGCCACCGTTATCCGGGAGGCGGTATGGTGAGTAACATTTCCGATTGGACTTCGGCTGGTAAGATTCCTGCCGGTACAGCTGTGAAATTTGATCTTTCTGACAAAACATTGAAAGCCTATACGGATGAACAGATAAAGGCTGCCACTGCCGATATCACTACTCTCGGTATCAATGGATATCTGCAAGAGGATATTCTTGTGACCAGTGAAAACACAAAGGCTAGTGGAACAGTGATTTATGCCGGAGAACTTTATCTGTACATGTTTGATGAAGAAGTTGTCGCTATCCTGCAAAAGATCACTACACTTCCTCAAATTGTATGGGTGCAGTAAAAGAATTTGAAAATAACATTTAAAACACGACAATTGTATGAATACACTTCCTATTGATTTGTACAAGGTTATCGAATATGGGCTTGGTGGAGACACTTGGCAAGAATTTATAGACCGCTATAAAGAGAAGTATGACCTTCTCCAGATTGATGGTTTTGAATTTGAGGCAACCAAGTTGGATTATACCTTCTCCCAGCTTATAACGAGCCTCGGCGTGAAAACGCTGCCAGCTTACGTTGATCCGGAAAGTCCGGGTTATGAGGCTGCATTGGGAGAACTTGAAGGAAGGACGGGCAATATCCCGACTCAAAAGAAGTTCTATCGTTTGAACCGTGTGACCGTGAGGCAGCAATTACAACTGTTGCAAAGAGTAGGCATGTCTGCATTGACGGAAGAGATGCAGAATGTTTTTCTGGGTTTGCTTGATGAAAGTGCTGACGGTCTTATCGGATCGTATTATAATGCGCTTACTCACCAGCGAATGAGAATTGTTTCTACGGGTAAGTTCACTATTGATACTGATAACAACCCGCGTGGTTTGAAAGGTATCACTATTGATTTTAACATACCAAAAGAGCACTATCAGACTTTGGACGGTACAAAACGCTGGTGGACTAATGTTGAACATACTCCGGCTAATGAAGGTTCCGCTTCTGATCCTATAATGGATGTGAAGAATAGAGTGAAAGAAATACGCCGTAAATATCATTATCTAGGTAAGATCAGAATGGAGATTGCTCAAGACCTGTGGGATGATTTAATGACTCATACCGCAGTCCTCAAACGTATCGGGCATTCTCTTTATCCTACTGTAACGGACGACAATACAGTTATTGCCAATGCACAGAATGAGGATGAAGATCGTCTGAAAGCCATTTTCAAGAAATTGGTCAAGGTAGATGAAATCGTACCACGTGACAGCTATGCTTTTGTTGACAAACCCGGCAAGGATACGGACGGACAGCCTGATCTTATCACTGAACAAGTGGAGAACTTTAAGGCTACTAATATTGCATTTATACCGATAGGTCAGATTGGTACCATTCAAGGTGTGGAGCCTTTGACTTTGGGTTATGAGGCAAACAAGGTCGCTTCTTATGACGGTGGACGTTTGAAACTGACACAGAGAGCAAATCCTGAAACTCATTCAATCTATATTGAAAGTGAAGCCGCCCAATTGTGTGTGCCGAGAATGCCGCAGTATATGTTTATCTCTACTGTGACCGTGTAACTCTTAACTTCATGCAAGAATGAGTGAGGAACTTTCTCATACGGAAGATATGCCCATTGAGGACTATTTGAGTGGCGCAACCGCTTATGAAATAGCGGATAACGCCCTCAAAAGAGTTCTTGTTAAGCGGAAAATTGCTTTTGGAACAATGGTGAGCGAACTGACCGAAATGCAGCTTGATCTTGCCACTGCCGATATCTACATGTGGTGCGCGAGCACTCCAAGCAGTAAGAATGATACCGAGGACAGTGACGGGGGATGGAAGCATAAGGAAGGTGGTTGGCAGACCAGCGCATACGATAAGCGGCAACTTCGTGAAATGGCAAAAGAGCTATACGAGAAATGGGGTGAAGAGGTTGTTAAAGGCAGCAAAATCAGAATAATCAATTTTTGAGTATGAAGGTGAATAATCCACGGCATCCTCACAAATGTACTGTTTACCGAATTATAGGTGAGGATTCTTTCAGTGATGGTGAGAAGGTAATATTGTATGAAGGTATATGTCGAAAGGAAGGCAGTACAAATCTGAGGACGTTCAAAACCGATAATGTGGTAAAGAGCGATTATCTGTTGAGCCTTCCCGGAACTGTCGAAGGTATACTGGCCGGTGATTTGATAGATGTTACAGACAGACAAGGTACTTTTACTCAATGTATGGTTACTGATAGCTATGCTGGAAATTTAGGAACCACGGTATATTTCAATCTTGCAAAGAATTGACACATGGATAACCGAAGTAATGATATACTGTTTGATAAAGGAATGAAAAAAGCGAAGGAGCTTGTTTCAGGATATATCTTTGATGTCCTAACTAAATGCTGTGAAGATCTTATCCAAGATGCGCTTGATAATAAGTCGGGCTTTCGTAATCTTACGGGTAATACAATAACCAGTTATGCGTGTGGATTATTCATGGATGGTAGATTTTCCTATTTCATTTGTAGTGGTGATTCGATGAAACAACCTGTACGAGTGAAATTGACTAAGGGTGAAACATTGGTCGGTATCAGTTATGATAATCAGAACAGACATTTTACCGGAACAGTGGAAACAGACAAGGGTTATGGTGAGATGTTTTCTTTCAAGTTCTTGAAAAGATACAAATCTGCATCACGTAATGGATTTGAGATTGTGATGTGTACGGGTACTGAATATTCAACCTATTTGGAGAATGTGTTGAATGCGGATGTACTGACTGGAACATTTCAAAGGGCACAAAATACATTGTTCAAGAACTTTAAACCAATGAAATGATGGAACGGACAGTTTATAGGCGTATGGATATATTGAAACAAATCTCTGATACTGTAACTGGTATTGGTGAGAAAGTTTTTATAACGGATCGTCCTGCTGCTGAACAAAAGGCAATGAAGGACTTTGTTGTTGTCCGGCTTCCACAAACTATTCAGGACAAAGGAAGTACCTATCAGGATACCTATTGTCAGATTAATGTTTTTGCGCGTGACCGTTCAAAAGGCATTGAAAATACGATTCGTTTGGAGGAAATGCAAATGGATGTGATTTCAAAATTTCCAATAGTGACTGAATTGTTTTCGGCTGTAAGTCCACGGTTGCTTCCCGGAGGAAATGATGGACTAGGTTTTCATTTCTTGATGATACAAGCGAAATTAATAATAAATAAATGACACAAACTTAAATAATACGATTATGGCAGAAATTACTATCACGACTAAACTGGAAGAGCTGAAGATGCTCTTTAATCAGATGAAGGAGGTTTATTATGTGTCCAAAGTCAATAGTGACCTTGCAACTTTAGCGGCTTTTGATATGGAGCTGCCGATACTCTCTGACGGAGTTACATTTGATACCGGAGCTGCCGATATTACCAAGATCAAATTGACAACCGGAGCCACTTGGACATCTTTTGCTAATGCCGGAGATTCCGATATCCAGTTTCAAGTGCCTTCCGTGGCAGGAAAGATCAATGACTTGTTACTGAACAAGAAAGCGGAAACAGTGACTATGACTGCTACCATTGATGGTAATACTTATGAAGGTGAAGGTTATAATACCGAACCGAAGAAAGTAACCGGAGGATTGTTCATGCGTAGTGAAGACCGTCAAACAGCCTTGTTCTTGCCGAATATTGAGGGGTATAGCAACTTCGTTAGCGAGCAAGATAAGCCTGGATACTTTAATTTATCTGTTTCTCCATTGAATGATGCTAAAGGTGCATCTATTTACATCTTGCGAAAAAAAATATCCGATTAAGAGATTAGAATATAATATTTTGCAAAATTCATATCTGTGAAAAGGTGGTGAGCTATTTGATACCGGCCACCACCTTTTTACGTATAAAACACAATAAAATATGGCAAAAAAGAATGATATAACACTGCCTGTATCAGAGGATGAAAAATTATTGAATGATGTGATGGAGGACAGTGTGGATTATGTGGAAGTTCGGGGAAAGAAATATGGTATCTCATGGCTGAAAAGAGGAACTATCCGTAAATTCACCAGTACCATGCAGAAGTCAGGAAATGATGATAAGATCAGTTGTCAATGTGCAGCAGCTATCATTCTGAACGGATATTGGAAGATCAAGTTCTTCTATCCCTTTTTGTGGCGTTGGTTCTTTTATGTAAAACAATATGGAGATCATGAACTGATGAAAGTTATAGCTGTTGGCAAAAAAAAAATTCCAGTGGAAGATTACTTGACAGCTACCATATATCTGACCGCGATGAAGGACACGATGATGACAATGACAAAAGAGGAAGCAGAGCATATCCTTCACGAACCAGCTACGGACAAACGTGGGAAATAAGTAAGTCCTATCCGTGGTTGACAGAGCCTTTGAGATTGTTTGGAATTCCCATAAGTAAGCCTTTGTTTGGTATTTATTGGGTACTTACAAATGCCCAAATTGAATTGTTAGCAATGGATGTTTCTATTGTGGTTACAGATTGTGACAAGGATAGCAAGGGAAAGAGACACGATACAAAAAACTTCAAATCCCCTTCCGTAAGTGATATAGAAGATGCTGCCAAACGCTGGAAAGACAAATATGGTAATGGGGAAACAACAATTAGTATTAATGATTATAAGTAGCACAAACACAATAATATATGGCTGATCTCGGAAATTTATACTTTGACATTTTATTCCGTGATAAGACAGCGGAACAACGTAAAAAGCTGAAAGCGGAAATCACCAAAGACTTGCAAGCAAAACTTGATGTGGGTTTTGACAAAAAGAAGTTGGTTGGCGATATGAAGACTTTGCTTCAAAGTGAGAAATTTAAAATCAATGTGGTAGTGGATAAGGCCAGCACCACACAAGCTGTTCGTGCTGCTTTGCGAGCTGCCGGTTTGAATACCAATTTTACAGGAAGTGATTTACGCGCAGCTAGAGCAGCAGCTGTCCAAACTAAAGCGGAGGCTTCTGCCGCTGCCGCCCGTGAGCTTGCGCGACAAAGAGCTGCCCGTGCCGCCAAAGCGGAACTGGATTTAGCCAATGCCCGTGAGAGATCAGCCAATGCAGCAAGACGGCACATGACAGCCACTCTTAATATGAATGGAGCAATGAACAGTCAGTTGAGTATTGTCGGACAACTAAGAAATGAATTTCTAGGGTTATACTCCATTTATGCGGCACAAAATTTCTTACGTGCAGTGGTTGATATAGGTGGTGAGTTGGAGAATCAGAAAATTGCAATGGCCTCCATCCTACAAGATGAAGGCAAAGCTACGGTCATATTCAATCAGATTAAGAAACTGGCTGTTGCCTCTCCGTTCGGGGTTATGGACTTGAATCAGTATGCCAAGCAACTTTCCGCATATTCTATACCATACAATGAATTGTATGATACTATGAAAAGGCTGGCTGATATATCAGCTGGTGTAGGCGTTGATATGGGGCGTATCATATTGGCTTACGGCCAGATAAAGGCTGCTAAATTCTTGAAAGGAACGGAATTACGGCAATTGACAGAAGCGAACATTCCTATGGTTGATAAACTGGCCGAGCGATTCAGCAAACTGGAAGGCCGAATAGTCAGTGCCGGTGAAGTGCTTGATATGATCTCGAAAAAGAAGGTTACGTTTGAGGATGTAAAAGATGTTCTTTGGGAACTTACGGATGATGGTGGCATGTTTAATAACATGCAGGAAGTTCTTTCAGAATCAGTTAAATCCAAATGGAAGAACTTGGCTGATGCGATTGACATTATGCTTGGTGATATTGTGGAGTCAATGGGTAGTACATTGAAATGGACTGCTGAAAGTCTTACCACCCTTGCACAAAATTGGAAAGAAGTTGTACCTTTTATAACAGCGGCCACAGCTGTGTTTGGAACATATAGGGTTGCGGTTTATGCAGGATCACGTGCCATGGGAGTGGCAAATGCTACATTAATAAAAGGAACACTTGCAGCCAAACAGAAAACAGCTGCGGATTTAGTGATGGTTTCCAATTACCGCACTTTAACTGCCGCTGAAAAAGGATTGATTGCTTCAAGAAATGCCATGACTACCGCAGAATGGAGGGCATTGGCTGTTAGTGGTGCATTGAACAAAGAACAAGCGTTGAGGTTGATAACACTTGGGAAAATTAAATTAGGTCAGGCAGGACATATTACCCAATTACTTAATATATCAAAAGCTGAACTTCAAGTAGCTATGTCCGCTGGAAAAGCTCGTGTGGCAATGACAATGCTTAGTTATGGAGCCAAACAAGTTTGGACTGCTTTTAAGGGTTTGTTCAATCCATACATGTATTTGTTCGCTGGACTTTTTGCCATTGCTGAATTATGGTATAAGTCCGGGCAAAAGGCTGACGAAATGAACGAGCGTATTTCCGAGTTGACAACAAGAGCACAAGACGGTTTCAAGAATCTAACGAAAGAAGCTCAAAAATTTGCAGATGTTGATCCTTTTAAGGCGAATGATGCCTCACTGATTTCTTCCATTGAAGAAATGAAAACAGCATTAAAGGATTATTCTCCAGTTTGGGCAGACACTTTTAATGAAACGTTTAAGACTGATGATGAAGGAAATACGGTTAAAAGCCTTGCAGAACAATATGTATTGCTTCGGAATGCTTTGAATGATACCAAAGAGGCTTATAGGCTGTTGAATGCCATAAGAGGTACATCTGAATATGCGAATGATGTTACTGATGGTTATTTTGATGAAAGCTTTAGTGAAAATATTGAAGACTACATCAAGGCAGAGAAGCGGATAGACAAGATTATAGACCGTATGGCTGGTAGCTATATAGAGTATTATACTGCAATGCAGAAAGTTATAGCCAAGTATGATGATTTTGCTAAAGTCGCTTCGGGCAAATCATTGAAAGAGCAGCTATCCATTCTCAAAGAATACCCCAAAGCATTGGCCAGCCTGAATAATGAGTTGCCTTTCACTGGAGGATATAGAGAAGATATTTTTCAATTACGGAAAGCATGGAAATACTCTAAACGTGTTTTTGAGGAAGAAGTATCACCGGATATGCAGAGTTTCATATCTGAATATAAGTCACGATTACAGTCTGCCGGTTGGAATTTAGACAATTTGAGTGATGCACAGAAAATAGCTATCAGTTTGGATATAAGTTCTTTCTTTGATACGTTCGAGAAGATGCCGAAATATATGCGAGACTTCTTTAACGAGAAGACTCTTGAAGAAGAGTTTAATATCAAAATTAATGCTGAATATACGGAACCTATTCAGAGCTTGTCTGACTTGCAGAAAAAGTTCAATGAAGCCACAGATGGGCAATTTGAAGCTCAAATAAAGGTTTCTACGGATTCAGAGAAAATCATTGAAGGAATACAAAAAGCGTATAAGGAAGCTAAAGAGACAACAAATCAATTGAAGCCGGTATTGATTAAAGCCGGAATAGATTTGTCTGGTATTGGAGCTATTGACTTGTCAAAACTTCCCGACTGGCAGAAGCAAATTGTATCAGATTATAAAAAGGCTTTCGACACAATGCAAGCCGGTGAGAAAGGGGCCAAAGAAATCGGTTTTTCCCTCACAGATCCAAATAAGGATAAAAGCAAAAAGGATGCTTTTGCCGAAAGATTGAAAGAACGGGTAAACTTACTAAAGGACGCATATTCTGAATATAAGAAGTGGACTTCTCTTGTTGGAAAGAAAGAAGCTGCCAATAAGGTTAAAGGATCGGGTATTTTTGATCCCTTGTTTAAAGGGAAGGAACCAGTGGATATTGACGATTATCGGGATGAGTTAAACAAGATTCTTAATCAGCTTGACGATAAGACAGAAAAGCGTAGGGAATTGAAAGTTTCCATACAGAAAATCCTTTTCGATATTGATGCCAATGCTATGAAAGAAGCTTCGGATAAGGCTGCAAAAGAACTTGAAAGGTACGTATCTGATGTTTCAAAGAAATGGGATATATACAAGCAACTTATCAATGCCGGTGCAAGTAAAAAGGATGCTTCAACTTATGCTTTTGGTTTTTTGACTGATTATGAGAATGAAGCGCAATATTTAATAGATACAGTACAGAAGAAACTCAAAGAAAAGGGTGTTGATCTTCCATTCACCTTGAGTGACGATGAAGCAGAAAGTATATTAGGAGGTAAAGACAGCCCATTATATAAGCAATTTTTTAAGGTGTGGAAGGATGCTAAAGAGGCATTTGAGAAAGATAAGGTAAGTATTGCACTTGATGATACAAAGGTTATTGCCAATGCAAGATCAACGATAGAAAAGATACGAATATTAAGTGAACAGTACGCATCAAAGACAGGATTAAGTGTTGGAAAAAATGGGGAGTTGGTTGGTGATACATCAGGTCTAAACAATGTTCAGAAGGCTTACCTTGATGAATATAATAGGAAGCTGATTGAATTAAAATCGACCTTATTACAATTGTTACCTGAATGGGAGAAAATATTTGGAGATAAAGAGCAACGTTCATTCTCTGATTTGAAAGAGGCTGAACGTATCGCAAGGGAAATCAAGAATAATGCAAAGGTTTCCTATGATAACGATGGAAAGCCCAATGGATTTACTTCTTTTTTTACGAAAGATGATGGTAGTATTGAAAATGTTAAGGGTGCTTATTCTTTGTTGGATAAATTGATAAAAGCCATCCCCCAGTTGCAAGATGCACAGTTGGCTGTAAATCCATTCAAAACCTTAGCGAAGAATGTAAAAGAACTTTTTACTTCTGAAAAAGACAGCGATAAATTGGAAAAGAAAATCGGACGGTTAGGAGAAAGTGCCGCTGAAAGTGCTGATCTTGTTGGTAATTTTGCAGGGCAAATGTCTTCCATGTTTGACGCTTTGGGTAATGAGAGGATGGCCGACACGATGGGTAATGTGCAGGATGCCATGTCTTCTATAAGCAATATCGGGCAGGGATTCGCCAAAGGTGGAATTGTTGGTGGTATTGCCGCTGCTGCCGGTGAGGCTGTGAAATGGATTGGAAAGATAGCACAAGCACATGACAAGAAACTTGATAAAGCTATTGAAAAGAGTAAACTTCGTGCTCAACAGTTGCAGTATATATACGAACAGATTGATGGTATTCTTGAACGTTTCTTAGGTAGTGGCACAGAGCTAAAACTTGTAGATGCGGAAAATGACCGTATCCGATTGAATCAGTTAAATAATCAGATTGAGGAAATACGCAATAAGAGAAAGATTAACATCTTTGATTTGAAGTCCTTGCAGGAATATAAGCAGGAAGTGGAAAAACTTCAAAAACGTGTTTCAGCATACGATGAAGGTGGTGCATACGGGTATCAACGGGTCTTAATGCAAGAACAACTTTCAGAGTTGGAAAAACAACGGCAAGCTGAAATTGACAAGAAGAAGACGGATGATAGCAAGGTGGCTGACTATGAGAATCAGATTGCGGAAATGAAGCAGCAGATAATCGCTTTTGCAGAGGAAACAGCCGAGTCACTTTATGGTATTAATTTGAAAGATTGGGCTTCGCAGTTGGGGGATGCCTTATATGAGGCATGGCAGAAAGGTGAGGATGGTGCCGAAGCTTTTAAAAATAAGGTTGCCGACATTATGGGTGATGTCATGAACTCCATTCTCAAAATAAGTATTTTGGAACCGGCCATGCAACAGCTTCAAAAGATGCTTTTCGGTGAGGACGGAATGAGTGGTTATTTCGGCAAGGATTTCTCTCTTGATGAAAGGGAGTTGGAAAGTATTGCGGACTATCTAATGGGTGTCAGTGAGAAAACCGATGATTACTATTCCATGCTTGACAAGCTGAATAACTATATGGAAAAGAAATATGGAATCAGCATGAAGGAAGAGGAAAGTGGTAGTGGCTTATCTAAAGGCATACAGAATGTTACTGAAAATACAGCTAATCTTTTGGCCTCTTATATAAATGCAATCCGAGCTGATGTAAGTATCAAACGGGAGTATGTGCGCAGATTGGTTGAAGAATTGTTCCCGGCATATAATGTAATAGCACAAGCGCAATTGAAACAACTGACAATGATACAGATAAATACAGCAAAGAATATGGAATTTGTGGAAGAGATCAGAAATATACTGCATAGGAATATAAACGGTGTAAACAAATTTAATGTATGATTATGAACAGATTGAATAGTGAATTGAGAGGCTATGCCGTATCGTATGGCCTCTGCACACAATGGCAAGGTGACTGGCACAACAATAAAAGCCAGCAAGAATTGATCGGAATGTATATACGGGGCATTGATTTTTGTATTGAACACAATTATCCGACGGTGGAATATATAAAAGGCAATTTTGACCGAAGTCTGCTTCATCAAAACCATATTTTTGTTGATGAACCAGTGACCGGAGGCGACAATGGTGTATATGTGTTGAACGGTAAATGTTCAGGCAAACTTTCTTTCGGAAAATTTACAGTTGTTACTCTCCATTTGCGGCATGATAGTGAATTGACTCTTGAAGTGGAGGGTTGTGCCAAAATTTTTGTGAGTGTATATGATCGGGCTAAACTACATGTAAGGCAAAGCGATGTGGCTAAAGTTTATGTATATGTTCATAGTGGAAACTGTAAAATAGAATCCGAAGGCAATGTTATGGTAAGATATAAAAAGAATGGGGACTAACACGTTTTCTGCAATATATTTATTTACAGTATTTTATATTCCTAAATTATTTGAACGGTATCATAAATCGCAACCAACATCTCGTCACAATACGGTAGATACGTGCATTATTTATATTATGTCTAAATTTTAGAGTAAATATAACTGTTTTTATTTA